ATGGAAACCACGGTGAACGAAGAAGAGAAGGCTCCCAAAGCGTGCAAGGAATGCAGCCGTTGGAACGAGATCAAAGAGAGAATTCGAATGTCGATTCTCTTGGAGAAGGCGATTGCGGGGATCGAAGAACGGCTTAAGGCCAAGGATTTCAAGCCAACCATGGGGGACTACCTCAAACTACTGCAGATCGAGAAAGAAATCGAACAGGAAGAAGCCACGGAGATCAAGGTCACATGGGTTTAGCCGCCAGTCACATCAGACTGCGTCAAATCGCTTACGACCCGCTGCCTTCGCAGAAGAGGTTTCACGACTCGGCGGCCCGATTCAAGGGCTTCTCGGGACCCATCGGCAGTGGCAAGAGCCAGGCCCTCTGCCAGGAGGCCATCCGCCTGAGCTACCTGAACCAGGGGCGCATGGGGCTGCTGGGAGCGCCAACCTATCCCATGCTGCGCGATGCGACGCAGGCGGCGCTGTTCGAGATCCTGGATGGGAGCAAGATTCCGTTCGATCACAACAAAGCGGAGAACACCCTGGTGATGGGCGACACGCGATCGAAGATCCTGTTCCGTTCGATGGACGAATTCGAGCGGCTGCGCGGCACGACGCTGGCATGGTTCGGCCTGGACGAGCTGACTTATACGCCGGAAGAAGCGTGGTTGCGCCTGGAAGGGCGTTTGCGGGACCCCAAGGCCAAGCGCCTGTGCGGATTCGCGGCGTGGACGCCCAAAGGCTACGACTGGGTCTACCGTAAGTTCCTGGCGAAGCCGGTCAAGGGGTACGCAGCCGTCGTCGCCACGCCGCGCGAGAACCGGCACCTGCTCGAACAGATCCCGGATTACTACGACCGGCTCAAAGACAGCTACGACGAGCGCTTCTATCAACAGGAAGTCATGGGCACGTACCTGAACCTGGATGCAGCGCTGGTATACGCCTCCTTCGGGCGCAACGAAAACCTGGGGAACTTGAGCCTCGATCCCAACTTGCCGCTGCTTTGGGCGCTGGACTTCAACGTGGATCCGATGAGCTCGCTGGTGGTGCAAATCGTCCGCGGCAAGGTGCGGGTGCTGGATGAAATCGTGCTCCGGCACTCCACCACCGCCGAGGCCTGCGAGAGGTTCCTGGAGAAGTTTCCCAAAAGCCCGGCCGGGATGGTGGTCTACGGAGACGCTTCGGGGAAGCAGCGGCACACCACCGGAGCTTCGGACTACGACATGATCCACGACTACTTCCGGGTGCACTCCAACATGCTGGTGGATTACAAGGTGCCAAGCAGCAATCCGGGCGTGCGGGAACGAATCAACCTGACTAACTCGAGGTTGCGTTCGGCGGCCGGCGATATCGGGGTGCTGGTGGATTTCAAGTGCAAGGAACTGATTATGGATTTCGAGCAGGTGTCTTTCAAGGCCGACACCTGCCAGATCGACAAGGATCGGGACCGGCTGAGAACGCACTTGTCGGACGCGCTGGGGTATCTGCTCTGGCAGGAGTTTATGCCGCTCCCGGAATCCGGCGAGCGGGGGGGGCGAATTCTCACATGAAGAACATAAACCGGGAACATCCCGAGTACATCGCGCGCAAAGCGATGTGGAAGCAGTACAAGGACCTCTACTCGGGCGGCGAGCGACTGCGCGCGAACGCCTCGGAATACCTGGTGCGCCGGCACAAAGAGCCGGGCGAGGTCTACCGGGAGCGGCTGAGCCGCGTGTTTTACGAGAACTACATCGGGTCGATCGTGGACTGGTACGCGGCAACGCTGATGCGGCGCGAGCCGATCCTGCTGCTGGAAGGAACCGACACCGCCGCACAGAACTTCTACACGGCGCTGGCGGACGATTGCGATTTGAAGGGAACCAGCCTCAGCGAGTTCTTCCGGCAGCGATTCATCGAGACCATGGTGTGCGGCAGCAGCTTCGTTGTGGTGGACTTTCCGCGAGCCCCTCCGGAGGGCTCCCCCGCCCTGCTGACGCGGGCGGAAGAGGACGCCGCGGGGCGGTCGCGCGCCTACCTGGTGGACTACGGACCGGAGGAAGTCATCAACTGGAGCTACGACCCGTCGGGCGGGCTGGAGTGGGTGGTGATCCGCACCTACTGCCTGCAACAATCCACGGTCGCGGATGCGAAATGGGAGCGGGAGACGCGCTGGATCTACTACGACCGCGAGAACTACGCGACGTACCGCCAAGCGGGCGATTCCAGCCCCATCGAGCCGATGGACCAGGGACGGCACGGACTGGCGCCGCTGCGGCGGGTGCCGATGTTCCAGATGAAGGTGTCGGAGGGGCTGTGGCTGCTGAACAAGGCCGCGCTTCTGCAACTGGAACACTTCAACAAGTCCAACGCGCTTTCGTGGGCGCTGACCATGGGGCTGTTCGCCACGCCGGTGGTGTATTCCGACCGGGAGTTCAAGCAGATTGTGGGCGAGTCCTACTACATCCAACTGGGGAAGGACGACCGGTTCGGATGGACGGAGCCGGAGGGCAAGGTCTACCAGATCGCGGCCGACAACCTGGTGCGGTTGAAGGACGAAATCTACCGCGTCTGCTACCTGACGATCCAGGCCGGGGAATCGAGCGGCGCGGGCCAGCGGCAGTCGGGGCTGAGCAAGCAGTTGGATTTTAATACCACGCAGGAGGTGCTGCGCGGGTACGGCGATATCGCGAAAGACACCATGAGGCAGGTTTTGTGGGCCGTTGCGGCCGCGCGGCAGGACGGAATTTCGATTGGCGTCTCGGGGCTGGACGAGTTCGACATCGACGACCTCGGCACGGAGCTGGACGCCGCCAAGAAACTGCTGGATCTGGGGATCGGCTCGGAGACGTTGAAGAAGCAGGTCTTCAAGAAGCTGGCCTTCAAGTACCTGAGCGATGCGCGGCAGGAAGTCAAGAACCAGGTAGCGGAAGAGATCGATCGGATGAAGTACGCGGAGGGGAATTCCTAGCACCCTGCCCGAGCGACAAGCAGGGCCGAGTACAACTCGGCCGCAGGCTGCAAGCCTGCCCCACAAGGTCAGACAGTGTAGCAGTACGGAATCGTGCACTTAGGAGGCATATGGAAGGCATCGACGTTCAAGCGATCGTGCGGCAGGCGATCCAGGAGTTCGTGACCAACGAGCAATCCAAGAATGAGCCGGCGTACAAGGCGGAATTGCAGGAGGAGCGCAAGCGCAGGGAGCAACTGGAGCGCCGGCTGAACGAGTTGGTGGCGGAGAACAAGCACAGCCGCCAGATCGCCGCGGAAGCGGAGCGAAGCTCGGCCGTGAGGGCCGAATTGCAGCGGCTGGGCGTGGCCAAAATCGACCTGGCGTTCAAGGCGGTGCAGGACGGAATCGTGCGAACCGAGGACGGGCGGCTGGTGGTCCGCGGCGACGCCGGCGAAACGCCGTTGAAGGAGCACCTGGCGGCTTTCGTAAATGAGAATCCGGAGTTTCTGCCGGCTCGCATTGCCGGCGGAACCGGGATGACCGCGACCTTCAAGGCGCCGTCCACGGGCAGAGAAACGGTGAGCATCGAACAGATCCGCCCGGGGATGAGCGCGGAAGAGATGCAACGGGTACGAGAGGAAATCGTGCGCGTGGCGTCGCAGACCCTTCGGGGCCTGTAGCAACACCCGGCCAGTACACAGCCGGCCGGCAGAAACAATCAAGTCAAGGAGAACGAATGGCAGCTATAACCTCAACTAACGTCGCAAGCGCGATTGTCAAGCTGGTGGCGGCGGACGCATTGCCGGTGCTGGTCGGGAACCTCGTCATGGGGAACCTGGTGAATCGCGACTACGAGCCGGTGCTGGCCAATGCCGGCGACACGGTCAACATACCGATACCTCCGACGATGTTGGCGAACAACATTCTCGAAGGCTACGCGGTGCAAACGCAAAACCCGAGTCTGGGAAATGCGCAGATTGTGCTCAACACGCACGTGGAAGCGACTTTCCAGATTCCGGACGTGACCAAGGTGCTGGCGGTTCCCGACCTGCTCAAGATCTACATGCAGCCGTCGGTGGCCGCTATCGCGCAGAGGATCGAGAGCGACCTTCTGAATCTGTACGCCGGCTTCACGACCAACACCCCGGTGGGGACGGCGGGGACGCCGATCACGGAAGCCGTGATCGACGCGGCGGAGACCGCGCTGTTCCTGGCGAAGGTTCCGCCGCAGGAGCAGAAGTTCATTGTGGTGGACGCCGCGACCTATTCGACGTGGCGGCAAATTCCGCGCTTCAGCGAATTCCAGAACTCGGGCGAAGCGGGCCTGCGGGCGCTGATCGAAGGCACCATCGGGAAGGTCAAGGACTTCTTCGTCTTCCGCTCCCAGTTCGTGCAGAAGACGGGCACCTCCCCGGTGGCCACCCACAACCTGGCGTTCACCAAGGACGCCCTGGGCCTGGTGATCCGGCGGCTGCCGCAGCCGCTGCCCGGAACCGGCGCCATCGCGGAGTACGCCGAGCTGGGCAACTTCGGAATGCGGGTGGTGATGAGCTACCAGCCGAACACGCTGGCGCAGCAGTTCACGGTGGACGTGCTGTACGGCTGCGGTGTGCTGCGCAACAGCTCGGGCGTGCAGGTGAATACGTAGGAACCACGTGGCGCGGGCACGAGAGTCTGCCGCGCCCCGATAAGTCGGGACGCTTGCCGAAGTTGCAGCAGAGCGCGTCCCGATGAGTCGGGACGCGGCAGGCAAGAGTGCCTGCGCCACGGGTCATTGAGGAGGAATCGATGGATCTGAAGCTCTATTACCAGAAGATTCGCGACGTGGAATCGAAGATTACCGAAGCGTTTCCGGTCGTAGTAAGCCATGAGACCGCGGACGGCGGCAAGCCGGGGGTTCTGACGGAAGTGACGCCCGGAATCGCCGCGAGAATGTTGGCGGAAGGCGTGGTGCGCCTAGCTACCGCCGAGGAGGCGATGGCCTTCCGGACAGCGCAGGCGGAGGCCAAACGAGTGGCCGACCAGGCGGCGGCGGCGGCCAGGGTACAGTTCACGGTGCTGTCGACCGCGGAACTGAACCGGCTGAAGGGCGGCCCGGAATCCTCCCAGGACTAGGCGGACGACCATGGCACTGTTCACCGACGGCCCGGCATCCTCGATGGAAGACCTGACGGCGCAGGATTCGCAACTTCTCGACGTGGCCGGCGTCGAGGGAATCGACGTGGCCCAAAAACTAGCGCTGGCCCAGGACGAACTGGCCCTGGAGTTGGACGCGCTGTTGACCAGGTTGAGCTACGTGGACCAGTTGTTATGGCTTGCGCCCCAGCCGAATCTCGACAGCGTGGTGGTAACGCCGGCGCTGAAACTGTGGCACACCTTTCGCGGTCTGGAAATGGTGTACAGCGACGCCTACAACAGCCAGTTGAACGACCGCTACGCGGGCAAGCGCGACCAGTTCCACGCGAGGGCGAAGTGGGCTTACGAAACGCTGGTCTCGGCGGGTATCGGCGTGGCGTCGGTCCCGGTACCGCGGGCGGCCATGCCAACGGTCACGGCGGCGCCCGGCACTCCGCTGCCGAACGAAACCTACTACGCAACGGTGGCCTGGGTCAACGCCGCGGGCGAAGAGGGAGCCAGCGCCGTACCGGCGACCATCGCGATTGCGGGGGGCTCGCTGCTGGTCGAGCCTGAAGGCGATCCGCCGAGAACGGCGGCGGGATGGAACGTCTACGTGGGCGCCGATCCCGATGCGATGGCGCTGCAAAACAGATCGCCCATCGCCATCGGGCAATCGTGGCTGCAACCGGCGCCCCTGGCGGCTGGGCGGCCACCGGGACCGGGGCAACGTCCCAGTTATTTGAAGCCGGTTCCACGGGTGATCCAGAGGGGCTGATGACAGCGAAGATCGGAAGCGCGACAACGGCCAAAGTGATGCAGCGCATCGCGGGCGCCGGCGGTTTGAATTCGAGCCTGGCCGCACTCACGCAAGCGGACCAGGCGCTGGCCGGTCCGCTGGACATGGCGCAGGTACGCGCACAGAACGTGGCGGCGGACCTGGCGGAACGCAGCGGCAACGTGAAGTACCCGGTAGTGAACGTGTACTGCGACAAGGTGACGAACCGGTTGACGGAGAAGTTTCGGACATTTTCCGGCACGGCTCAGATGACCATCGAGGTTCGCCACTCCCAGGACCGGATCGAGGGGCTGCAGAACGCCTTGCAGCTCTACGCGGACGCCGTGACGCAGGTGCTGGCGGCGGGCCGCGGCGATTGGGGCGATGGGATGTTCTACGGTGGCGGGTACGAAGCGTCCTTCGGAGCCGTCAAGCAAGGCGGAAAGAATTTCATCCAGGTAGCGAAGGTCACATTCGAGATTGGAGTGAGTAAAAGCTAGTATGTCCACTTACATTTCTTCAAACGCAAACCGGTTCTACACGGCGCTGGAAGCGAGCTACGGCCAAGTGGGAGCGATCGCGTCCGGCAACCGGATACCAGCTCTGAAGCTGACGGTCCAACAGAAACTCGAGGCGGCGCAGCGCAAGGACAAGACGGGCAGCCGGACATTTCCGGGCCAGTCGCCGGGCGGCCGGCGGCGCACGAATTTCGATCTGCATACCTACATGACGAGCTGGCAGAAAACGGTCGGCAACCCGGGATACGGCCCGCTGTTTCAGGCGGCACTGGGGGGTGCACCGCTGCAGTTCGCGGGCGGAACGGCGGCATCCAGCACGGCGGGCGGAAGGCTGGGGTTGGGAGCGGTGCACGGGCTAATCGCGGGGCAGGCGGTCTCATGCGCGGGGGAGATCCGGTTCGTGGCCGCGGTTGTCGACGCCCATACGGTGCAACTGAACGCGCCGTTCACGACGCTGCCCGAAACTGGCGCGGCACTGGGCGCCGCGGTCACCTACGTGCCCGCGACGGAGCTGCCGAGCGCCAGCGTATTCGACTACTGGGACCCGGCGACGGCGGTGCACCGGCTATTGTGCGGAGCGGCCATCGACCAGATGGAGATCCAGGTGAACGGCGATTACCATGAGTTCCACTTCAGCGGCCTGGCGCAGGACGTGCTCGATAGCAGCAGCTTCTCCACCGCCAACGTGGGCGAGCTTCAGAGCTTTCCGGCAGAGCCGGCGCTAGCCGCGTTCGACTACTCGATTGTGCCGGGGAACATGGGCCAGGCGTGGCTGGGAACTTCGCCGTCGCAGTTCCTCACCATCACGGGCGCATCCATCGTTCTCAAGAACGAACTGGACACGCGGTCCCGGGAATTCGGATCGAGCCTGCCGCGGAGCATCTCTCCGGGCCAGCGGTCGGTGACGGCGGCGTTCGAGCTTTTCGGCCAGGACGACGACGCGACCAAAGGCCTGTATCAGGCCGCCCGGCAGCAATCGCCCATCAGCGTCATGTTTCAGTTGGGCGTGGCGGAGGGACAGGTGATGGGCGTGTACCTGCAGAGCGTGATTCCAGAGGTGCCGGAGTTCGACGACAGCCAGAACCGGCTGCAGTGGAAATTCCGGCAATCGAGGGCACAGGGCACGGTGGACGACGAAATCGCGGTGGCGTTCGCATGACCTACGAAAGCGTGAAGACGGTGGAGTCGCGGGTGGCGCGCGGGGTGACTTTCGCGCTGGCGAAGATCTCCTTCGGGCGCCGCGTGGAGCTGATGCGCCAAGTGCGGGAGCTGGCCCGGCGAATGGAGTTTCTGGAGGCCGGCCAGGCGCCCGGCGACAAGATGGACGCGGCGCTGCTCCAGACGGAAATCGACCGGCTGTTCCTGAGGTGGGGACTGCGGGCCGTATCGGGGCTGGAGCTGGACGGGGCGGAGGCCACACCCGAGCTGCTGGCGGAAGCCGGTCCGGAGGACCTCTTCCGGGAGGCGCTGGCGGCGGTGCGGGCCGAGACGGGGCTGACCGAGGCGGAACGAAAAAACTGATTGTCGCCTTCCACTTTCAATACTCCAACCAGGCCGGTTGGAAGTGCGACGCCTGCCGGAAATCCGGCCTGGAAAGAAAACGCCGGTGCGGGTGGCTGGGGATGGGCGAGGACGCCAGTGGGCCGCTGGTTTGGGCGAGAAGAGATGTGGCGCTCAGAACCTGTCCGAAGCCGTACATCACGGCCGACAGCCAGACGCTGGTAGAGGAGTTCTTTGTGCGGCGCCGGCTGCGCGGGACGGATTTTGCGGAACTGAGCGCGCGGCAA